TGTGCTTGCACCAAATTTTCGTGCAACATCACCAAAGGTTGTTGTTTCGAGCTGGTCATAATCAAAAGTCAATGTTGCGCTTGTTGCCTGATCTGTGAGATTGACGCTATTTATTGTGAGTGCCGGTGAACTGAGATAAACGGTTGTCGCCATGATGGGTTAATCCTTGTCTGTGTCTGTGTCTTTAGTTTTAGCAGGTTTCTTAGGTGTATGTGGGGATATGTGCCCAGCGTCTAACAGATACTTTACATCCGCTTCAAGCTCTGACACTTCCACAATGTCGCCGCGCTTTAAACCGTTAAGCCTGTCGCTGGTAACTAGGTACTGTGCCATAAAATCCTTAAGCCGTTTGTGCTTGCATGTTTACAGATACATCATAGGCGGGATACTCTGCACCGCCGATGATAGCCACAGTAGGGCGACCATCAGTAATAGCCAAGTTAGCGCCCAATAATTTTGACATCATATTAAGCAAGCTGCGCTGTGCGTCAAGGTTGCCCGGACCAAGCGTAATAAGTCTTACCGGAAAGATCATTTTAACGATGTTGTAATTAAATGCTGTGAAGCTGGGCGCGTCAATGAAAGCGCATGGCGGTACAAGATTGCGTGGATCATTTACGCACTGCAAACCTGTGATAGCTGTAATGGATGTGTTGAGATCATCTAGCGCAATGTTAAAGAGATCCGTAAAAGCGACTGGCATTATGCAACCGTTGCCCGGTTGACACCTAACAGCTGTTTAATTATTGGGGTTAAACCGTTTGTGCCGCCACCTGACATGCCATCAAAGCTAGCAAAATCTGTTACTGCGCCGCGTTGCCTGTAAAGCCCGCCACCATACATAATTGTGCCAAGAGTGACATCACCGCTAGGCGAAGTAGTCAAGCTGTCATAATAATTATTTTCCGCTCTGCGTCTAAAACAGAAAGCGTTTGCAGCTGCCGCGCACTGCGTTAAGAAAGCTGTGTCAGCTGCCGTAGCTGTACCGATACCTAGCCAGTCCTCAATGTTTCCGGCTGTGATCCAAGTGCAAGTGTAAGTTACTGTAACTACGCCTGTAAAAATTACGACAAACTCAACTGAGCTACCAGTGCACGCATACAAAATTTGATTAGGTACTGGTACAGCCGTGTTATAAAGTAACTCGCCTGTAGTTGTGTCAGCACCTACAAATAAATACTGTGGGCATGCAAGCACTCTGAAAGTGCCGTTAAACGGTGCACCTAAACTTGTAACCGTTACTGTTTGCCCTACTTGTATATCTGTAGGTTCTGCAGTGCTAATGCAGGCGTAGTTGTCTAGTAGTTGTTTGCTCGCTGTGTTGTAAGTTGTCATGGCGGTTACGCCGCCTTTCGCTTACAGGTTAGTTACATCTATATTGCGGATGAGCGTTGTAATCGCAGCGAATGTCGCAAAGTAACCGTAGTAACTAAATTCGCGTGCAATTTTTGTAGGCAAGTCCACTGTCATTACGCCGCGCATATTTTCATATACCTCGAATGATCGTGATGCATTAGCAACGATTAAAGTATTTTCATCTATTGCATCAAATTGGCTATCTACAACAATGTTTAAACCCATTGGGTTTTGTCCTGACCATGAAGCTGCCGAACCTGCGCCAAGCGTGTTCATGCCAAGCAAACCCGGTGCACCTATCGCTGGGAACACTGGGCGGTTCTGATCATCTACTAGTTGTCCGAGCAATGACCACACTTTTACAGATGTGTACATCGTGTCCACAAAAAAGTTTGTGGCTACTGATGCGTCATAAGCTGCAGTGTAAATTGCTGTTAGTAAATTTTCAGGGCTTACACCATCCCATGTGCCCGAGTTAATCGAAGCTGTGCGCAATTCTGTGCAAGCCTCTTTATCTGTGGCAAGCATGTATTGCCCCATTAAATCGTTGATGATTAAACTCATTGCGGCGGGGTCTGTCATGTCAATCAGCTGCATTGACATCAGAGCCGAGCCTGCGAAAGTTTTTCGTGCGACTTGGTTTGCGTCAATCACCATCGTGGTAGCTGAAACTGTTGAATTTTGTGGTGTTTGCTCTGCCGCTGATGTATGTGTGCCGATAGTTGGTCTGATAAAAGATGTGCCATTACCATTTGGTAAAGCGCGTGGACCAAAAGATGTAACTACAGGTCTAATGTAATTCAGCGATTGCACTAAAGGACCTAAAACGGGATTTGGTAACAGACCCGGTGTATCACTGGTAGCTGTGTCGCCGGCTGCCGCTTCGAGTGCTGTTTGATTTTTTTTGACTGCAGTTCGGTAAGCCAAATTAACTTTTGCAAAAGTGTCGCCACCAATGTGCATTGCTGCCATGTAATCGCCCGGTGTTGGCATAGCAAATTCTTGTGCGGGTTTTGCCCACAACTTCTCTACAGTGGATGCTGCCGCTTCAACTACTGGGGTTTCAATTTCTGTGGTCATGATGTTTTCCTTTTGTGTGTCCTGTGTTGTATTATTATCTATCGCTGGCTCTGTTTGTGGGATACTCGCAGCAACCTTCTGAATTACCGCGCCCTCGAAAGCGCCTTGACTGACCAAACTAAGCTCTGTCCAGCTAGCTTTTTTTACAATCATTACGCCTTCATCGTCATACTCAAAATCTATTGGGTTTAAACCTACGGAAACTGCATCTATCGTGCCGTCTTTTACCATTTCAAGCGCATCTGATCCTAGAGAAGTGTTGCTAATTTTGGCTATAAACATCATCCCTTGTGGGGTATCTACACGCTCAACTACTTGCCCTATGATCTGTGTGCTGTCATGCTGCATATAAAGTTTTGGGTTTCTGCCCTCTACCGGTAGCGCGCCCTGCATGATCCGTACTTGTGTGCCGTCTGAAACTGTCGCTGTTTCATCGTAAGTTACTGCAATACCTGAGATAGAGCGGCGCGGCATTCCGTTAGCCGCTGCCGCATCTACCGTGATCTGCGTGGGGATAAGTTTGATCATGTCGGTGATGCTACATCATTTGGGCGCTGTGTTGCTGGCATTTCGTTAGCTGGCTCATAATCGGTTTGTAGGTATTCGTCTATGTCAAATTCGACATAACTATTTATCGGCAAAATGTTATCTTGGCTTAAGGTAGCTGTGATGCAGTCAGCGTATGCGCGTGCGCCAAAAGTCCATAGATCAGCGCGGCTTTCTTTGCTGTTTTGATAAGAGTAACTGCCTACAGAAATGCCGGCAAGGTAAGGCGGGATGTTACACAGCCTGCATAAATCAGCTGCCTGATATTCGCTGGCTTGAATTAAAAGCATTTTGTCCGGTGAAGTTGCTGTTTCTATGTAGTGCACTTCAGGCGAAAGCGCCGCTGTTTGGTTTGTCGCTCGAGCCGCATTAAAAGCGGCTGCGAGATCTGCAAGCTCTTGGGGCGAAAGGCTTTCACTGTTTGGCTGTACCTGCAACACGCCTGCCGGGATAGCGCTACTAGCGTTTCTGTAACGCGCATTTTCTAGTTTAGTTGCTGTCGCTATTGCTCTTTCGCTCATATAAACGATGCCTTGAATAGGTGAAAGAAATTGCACTACATCGTTTGGATCTAGCGCGCCGCCTTGAAACACAATTTGTTTAGATGGCGCAAACCATACCGGACCAGCTTGATCTAATGTTTGCACCATTGCAGCCGGTAGCCGTGTAAATGAAGCGGGTCTGCCTGTGCTATCTCGAGATGTTATATACCAAAACGCGCGCCCTAGAAAGAATAAATCGTCTATAGTCCAGCTTAAAATAAATTGGTTATTTACGGCTGGGTCAATTTTTTTTAACCATGCGCGTGGCGCAATGTAAACCTTTTCCATTTCTGTGCCATTCCACATTTCGTTATACATTCGTAAATTCATGCAACTAATAAAACTGCATATAAGATCTCGAGCCCTACTCACCGTAGGTTGAGCCATCGCATTTTGTCTCTGCAAACCGTCAACATACGAATAGTAAACGCCGATCATATTTGAGCCACCATTATTTTGTGACTGCATGTAAGCGCCTGCAGCTGCCGCTTTTCTTGGTGGCTGACTAATCATTGCTTTAGGTGCGACACGGTTAAAAATGCTCATGCGCTAAGTATGCCATCTACAACGGTTGCAATGTTTGATAGGTGACTAGCGCAGCCATTCCGAGAAAGAGAAAGCTCACTAGCCACCCGTTAAAATGTTAGCCGCCCGAGTAAATTATTGTGGGTTTGCCTACGCTCACAGGTTTTGAAACCATAGATAATGCAAACACTAGACAGCGTGCCAGCTCGATAGGTCCGGGTGAGCGCACAGATGAGAGAGTGACTGCACCCTGATTTTTTACGGCTACAGCTCTTTCCACATGCTGTGCAAAAAGTGTAGATCCGTCATGTTGCACCCGTTTCTCAAGGATGGCGGCACGCGCGCCTTGTGTCCAGCGTTGCAGCTCACGATTACCGACAATAGATGAGCGTTTAACAAATTTGGGTGGCAAGCTCATTTCGAAAGCTGGGGTTATAAGTAGTCTTGTGGTCTGATCTGTGCACGCTATTTCTACAGCATCCCAGCACTCTTTTAAAGTGTCTTTAACAAACTCTGAACATACTTGTATTTTGCCGGCACTATTCATGGCTGCCCTGACACCCACATAGCGGCTTTCGTCTTGGCTTTGCTCGATACATAACACCCCGCCTTTAGGCATTGGTGCATCAGTTTTAAGTTCATCCCATACACCCGGATTAAGCCAGCTGTTAGCGCTCGCAGTCCAAAGGTTTACAGATGACCTAAGAAAAGCGTTTCTGTTTGGTTGCTGTGCTTCGCTTTCCAAAACATCAAGTGTGAGTGTGTGCCCTATCGCAGGATTAGCTAAGAGCCATGCTTCAGATGTCATTGGATCTATGCCGTTTGGTGGCGAGTATTCCGCAAAATATAATGACCCAGTTTTCTTTTCATCTATAGATCTGAGCCCTTGCTCACGCCATCTCAACATTTCTTTACTACTCTCATCGCCACTGGTAGAACACATAAGCATTAACGGGCTACGCCGGGTACGCATCGTAGGCATCAGCCCTATAGAAACTGCATCCGGTGAAACCGCCCAAAGTTCGTCTATGAAAACTGCGTCAGCTGTCAACCCGTGAAACGATGTTGGGGTGGCGGCACGAACTAACCAGCGTGTGCCGTCAGGCAGATTAGCTTCGTTACGCCCCACAGCCCAAGTGAGAATAGCCCCGAACTTTTGCTCAAGTATTGGTGCAACCTTTTGGAACAATTCAATAGCGAGATCCAGCCGGTGCGCTGTAGTTATAACTGTTTGTGGCTCACCTCTAAGCTTCGGCATTTTAGTTAGCCAGTACCCCAGCGTGCTTTGTAATAAAACGCTTTTACCATTTTGCCGGGCAACACTTACAAGCGCTTGCCGGTGCAAAAGATCACCACGCTCATCATGCGCCAAGTAACCGCCTAACACATGCTTTTGCCAATCCATAAGTTTTACATTTAGATGCTCGAGCGCCCACAAAGCGACACCATCCGCAAAAACTGTGCCCGTACGATATACCCCAGTTTCAAGGCGCGGCGTGCATGGCGCTGCATAATTATGCACTGACGAAACCTGACCAATCCCGTCTAGTTTCGGCTGGTTTGGCTCAGTTAAGCCATTAAATAGGCTAACAGCCTTG